ACTTTTTTGAAAATATAGATTTTTGCATAGTTGACTTGCATATATAAAATGACCCGCCCTCAATTGAGAGCGGGGTCATTTTAATGCTTGACGATATGTTCATAGTAGAGTTTGAGTTTGTCGGGGTTGGCGTCCTCGTCATCCAGAAATGCCCTGGTGATCGAAACATAGAAGTCCAGGGTATTCGCCGATGTTTTTTGGATGGCCTTGCAATAGTCAGAATAGATCATATTTATTGCAGCCCAAAATTGCGCCGGGTCTCCAGGTATGTTTCTTTGGGCCATGATCTGTTTAACCTGCTCCAGAGTCCAGTGCGGCCCTTTTGTTCCGTCGGCGTTTACCATATGAGATGTCCAGTCCTCTGCGTCAGCTAGAGTGAACGATTTATTAGATTGCAAATTGCTAGTTCTTGGGCGCTGGCCCTCCCACTGGCAAATCGCCTGATAGGCTCCGTTATATGTTGCCAGTCTGTCAGCCATACGGTCAGATGGTTCCTCGCCCATACACTCGGCAATTTTTAGCAGTAGCCAACCACGAGCTTCAGTTTCGCCCATAGGGCCACCCCCTTACTCCATCTCCATCTCGTTCATCAGACGCCGGATGGCGTCACGCTCACGTTCAGTTGAGGCATTATCCATCATCGTCTGTAGCTTATCCATCATGTCAGGAGATGCGTGTCGAGAATATCTTCCATCCCGGCTATAACGTCCCATGGAATCCCGCTTCCGGCCACGGTAGCTGGATCCTCTGCCATAGGTGCCGCGCATATCAGCCTCCCAATCGCCGGCCCGGCTGTAGCTGCCATCCTCTTCAAACATTTCAATCTTGTATGTCTTCTCAATGCCGCTCAGCATATTCTTGATGATCTCTACATCACCGATAGCAATTTTCCCGTCTTTGATGGAATCAGACAGGAGATCGCAGAGGATTTCTCTGACTTCACTGTATTCTCTCATGTTTTTCTCCTTTCACGCGATGCGCTCAACAATAAAATTACTGTTGGCTACCAGAATAGGCTGTGTGCTGGTGTTCTTTGCGGCGACGGTGACACAGCAGCCACGAGGGACATCCACCACAGCGGAAACATAAATATTGAAGAAATCCTCTGCGGCAGCCGGGGTGACGGTAGCGGTGGAAGCGTTCAGCGCCTCACCATTGATGGAGATCGCTGCCGTGATGGCCTCCACGGTCCCACCGGTAGGGATAGCAATATTCGCTCCAAAGGAGACTTTGAATTTTGCCCGGCACTGGTTCGTGAGCCCGCGAAGAGTCACCAGCCCAGCGCCTTCTCGATGCACAATGCAGGGCTTGCCTGTGTTGGCCTCCTCAGTAAAAGGCACGTTCTGACCAGCGGCAACGGTTACGATTGCGCTGTTGCTGTATTCAGCCATAAACTTCATTCCTTTCAAAAAGATAGCGGCGAGGCTGTTGCCCCGCCGCATGGTTCAAAATCGGCACGGGGCCGAACATTCCGGTCATGCCGGAAAGTTGATGTATTGGGTTTTAGCAGCCGCAGCCGCAGGGGTTGCAGCCACATCCGGCATAAGGATTGGGCACCTGATAGGCCGGGACAGGCATGGGATTGATTCGGCGGATCAGCTCGGCAGTCTGCGCTTCCTGGTTGGCGGTGAAGAAAGCGTTCTGAGCCGCCTGAGAAGCCTGGAACTTCAGGCTCTGGTTTTCAGCCGTCAGAGTAGCGATCTTGTCCTGGGTCAGGAAGTCCAGGATCGCTCTGCTGTTGGCGTTGGCGTTGTCGATGATGTCCCGCGTGCTGGACTGGATGGTGTTGCGGGTATCGCAAGCCTGAGTAGCCATGTTGTAATTCACGCCATCAACTGCCCGCTGGGTCTGGCAGCAGCAATCCTGCAGCTGATACCCCAGATTACAGATGGAATTATCAACACTGTGGAAACCGTTGCTCACGGCATCCCGGATGGAGGTCTGGCCGTTCTGGAGACCGTTCAGGGCGAAGCCCTCGTTGATGTCGGCCCTGGTGGCCCAACCCTGACCAGAGGGAGAACCCAGGCCATTGCCGGAGTTACCACCCCAGCCGCCGCTATAGCCGCCCCAGCCGAACATGCCGAAGATCAGGAACAGGATGATCCAGGAGGCCCAATCGCCGCCCCAGCCGCCGAAACCGCCGTTTCCGCCCTGATAGGCAGGAGTCACGGGCATGGTCATCACAGCGCCGTCAGAAGAAAGACTCATTGTGTTATCTCCTTTGTAGATTTATTTTCAAAACCCGGCCGGGATTTTGATTAAATGGTTTGAAATGGTTTAATAAATGGTTTGGAAATGGTAAGTACACTTTGCAAATTCACTTCACATTCTGCGGAAAGTGAAGTTCACTTCTTCACTTCCCAAACATTCCCCGCATCCCTTCAAACACACCTGACATCTGCTGGGCCTGCTTTTGGACCTGGTTGAGCTGGTCCTGAGTAATGCGGCCAGAGGATACCATCTCTTGTATCATGGCGTTGGGGTCTTTGCCCCGCATCTGCTGCATGAAGGATTGAAACTGCTGCATCATGTTGGGCTGTCTGTTGCCGCCCATTGCCTGGAAAAAGGGGTTCATTCCGCATCCTCCTTTGTGGTTGTTTTCTTTGTGGTTCTGACAGGCATCTCCTTTACCACTGTTAGCTCATTCAGACGAGCCTCCAGAGCTTCCACGCGGGATAGTGGTGCATACTCTACTACAGGAGGCTGTGAAGCCTGCACAGGCTTTTGAGTGCGCTCCACAAGATCATAGACTTTGATGGACGGCTTGCCAGAAGCGTCTGCTTGCTTGAGATAGATGGTGGGAGCGTTGCTGTCCCAAAGCGCCACAGCACTGTTGGGGGCCACCAGATAGGCCATTGCCTCCGCTTCCCCGCTCACCCATACCATGCTTTGCCCACCAGTCTGCGCCTGCTGGGGCTGTACCTGCGGAATCTGCTGGGGAATGGGCTGATACTGTGCCCCACGAAGCTGTGCAAGCTGATCCGCCATAGGCGGCTGATAATACGGCTGATAGCCGGGCATATATTGATATGGCACTAACATCAATCCTCCATCCAGTAATACAACACGGTCTTTCCGCCGCTGTTCCAAGTATCTACGATGCGCCCGTCAAAGACGCAGACAATATGAGTGTCCAATGCTAGCAGATAGACGCCATAGGGATGCTGATGAGCGAACTCCTGCACAGTTATATCCTCGTACTCTGGTAGATAG